GATTTTATCTTGTTATCCATTTTATGTACTCTATCACTTTCTCTGGTAAGATCATTATATCTTTAACCCTTTTCCCTAAATTGTATGAATGTCTCCTATATGGATAATAATCACCAACATATATTCCTATTCCTTGTGGATGAAATGGATTTTCGTTACATGCAAACATAGGATAATGTACCAACCCACTACTATCTTTGTCCTTATCACTTACACATATTATCGTGTATCTATCTACCATCCCATCGCCAATATCATACACCCTTACTTTTACCTTCACGCCATTGACGTTTGTTATAACATTATTCATACGCACCTCCTTTGTTGTTCACGATCAAACTAATCTATCTCCCTACCATATATAGTATACGATCCACACCAGCCACGATTCTCATTCGAGACCCTAATATGATCTACAGGCTTATCTCCTGCCATACAATTAGCGTAAGATAATACCTCCGACATGTTTCTGAACCCGGAATCCGCCGCCGATTTTATAAGTTTCCGATCGCACCCGAATACCCATACCTTCATAATATCCCTTTCCTTTACAGTTCTTCTTATACGCATAATCTTGCCATAAAATAAATAAACATAAAATCTATTCTCTCTTTGTTATCATCCATCCTATGCCCGGTGATCTCAAAAACAACCCTACGCTTTTCTATAGTCTGTATATTATCTAACTGAATAGCTATGTAAGGATATTTCATAACTTTCTCTCTATTGATGTTATACAAAATAGCGTTGACATCTTGCCTGCGAAAATACATATTTACCCCTATATAGCTGGCAACCAAAAGACATTCGTCTATTACCCCATCAGTGTCGAACAACAGTAACATATCGTCCCTCTCGATAGTATATTCCATATCAAGAATCTTGATACGTTTGCTTCCGTCCTTCTTATCTGATATAAGAACCTCTATCATATCCTTATCAGTCGTAAGGATATAATACGCCTCGTCCTTTGTAATATTATTACGAAGATAAGACAGTATCTCATCTTGTAATTTTATAATCTCGTCCATGTTATTAGTATTTTATATTACCACGCCAAAGGAAAGAACGGCAGCCGACACCCGCAGCCTACCACGCCGTGACACCGCCGCCCGTTCCCCTTGGTGTTATTCTGCCACCTCTAATTTCCCGTAATAAGGATAGAAACAACCGTCTCGATAAACCGAATATCTGAGCGTTTTATCCTTTGCTTCATAGATGGAAACACAACCGCTGTTATAAGCGTTGGATAGTTCTTTTGCTACAAATCCACCTATTCGTTTATAGGTTTTAGGCGTATCTTCCAATGGCCTGCCTACATATATTTTTACTCTCTTGCACTTCTTGTCGCCTACGTATATATCCTTTTCTCTAAGCTCCGTTAAATACATGAATCTCATATCAACCGATTTTAAATCCAACATTCCTCTATCTCTATCTCCATATGATCCTCCCAATCGCATCTATCAACGTCCTCTCCATCCTCAAAGTAATAGTAAGCCCATACCTGTACGCCTCCTACCTCTATATATCCATCACTTTTCCATTCTATCAACCCGTCTTGCCTTACCACGTTGGTAGGCTCAGCCCCTAGCGACAGCAGATTATTTACTATACTACCGCCAAATACGTTTCTTGCTTCTTCTTTCGTCATATCACTATCAGATTTTTAATATTACACTAACGCCAAAGGAGAACAGGGACGGACGACCAGCGGGACCTACCCCACGCCATCGCCGCCGCCCGTTTCCCTTGGTTTCCTCCGCATCACCCCATACTAATAAACAATATCTACCCACCAATAACACCATACCCTCCATCACTCACAACCGCCTTGCCTTGACCGGAAAACTCCTACCACTTGTAAACTACATTTGATTGGAAGATACCCCTTGCTTGAAAGGCGTTTCCCTTGCTCGAAAGGTGTTCTTCTTGTTTTGGAAGGTATTTTTCTTGCTTGAAAGGCGGTTTTCTTGTTTGGTGGTGTTTTTCCTTGTTTGGAGGTGTCCCATCACGCAACCCCCAACCCCCCCTCGAAACCACCACGAAAACCCAAGACCTCCCGCTACTTTGTTCCACGTGGAACGCTGATTCAGTCTAGGATATCGAGGTCTTTGTTCTTGATTGCCTTACATACTTGCCTAATACAATGTATTGATAATAAAGCCAATAAAATAACTATGATTAAAGGCAGAGCGTCGCCCGTAGCTATAACATACAGCCCCAACTCAAACGCCATATACCAACAAAACAAGGTAAGCACAAAATATATCAATATTCCCATAAAAATATACAATAAGTAACCGTGACTTTAAAATTGAACACAAATAAAATAATTAATTGGGTATCAATAATATAATATATATCAATCCCTAGAGCTACCTCTAAGGAAAGATAAGCCTAGATATAGATAAAAAATATACAATAAGTACCGCCTATTATATACCTTTTAGGATCGATTCAAGCGCAAATCCATGCATAAGGGTACAATTCACCCGCCCGTATGGATATAGACATATACAAAATGATACATAATAAAGTATTTTACTTACATATTTATAATTAAGGCTTAAAATTTACCGCCTCAACACTTTTATGTGTAAGCAAAACATATGATTATGCTGTCATTTTGTAAAATTAGACACAAAAAAGCCCTTCCGTCCTATATCACTACAGTACAGAAGGGCACAAACTTTAAAATCAAATAAAAACAAACGATCTATTGTCGTAATTTGTTTGCCATATAACTAACACGTTTCCGCCTACATTTATCAGAATCTCTACTACAATCTAATTTATTAGACTTGTATAGATCTTTGGTAAGCTCAATATAAAACTCCATTTGAGACTTTCTTACAGCCTCTAAAGCCTTTTCTTTTTGAATAGATAGTTTCCTATTCAAATTATCGAATTTCTTTTTGTACATAATATATTAATTTAATTACACCAATAAGAATACGGCATGGCTATGAAGTCACAAAGCCGCCGTTATCAAAACGGCCAGCCGGACGCACCACACCCGCCCGATTCCCTTTGGTTTTGTCCCTTTGCCCCGAACGAACGAAGCCAAATACGTACATACGTTGCCCGTGATACGTACCGACAAGGCGTAATTAATCCGTCAATTTAAAGCAGATCAATTACCCTTGTAAGGGTATGTTACTTGTTAGTCGTGCGTATAAATGGTATTTAAGCAACCCAAATAAACGCCGCTTTGATACATTGGCACGGCAATAACCCCGTTATCCACTACATACGTGCTACTCTCGCAACGTACATACATACGCCCTATACATGCGTATATACACCAATATACCCCATGTTTTTACATGGCCTATCCGGTTGACCGGACGTATTAACCAGCCTTGATACATAGCCAAGAATAACGGCACGCCCCTGAACTAGGAGATGCCTGATCACACTATTAGTCGGCAACCTATTTATACGAACTATCGATACCCTACCGATTCGCATATCTATGTATCAATATGTTAAATATCTTATCTGTTTAGTCTAAATCAGTGGCACGGCGTGAACGTACAGATATCGCCACCATAATGCCCCTATATATAAAGATATAAGGACATCTTAATATTATCTTACATTTTTATCGTGAGTAAGATAATAGGTGATACATTTGGCTATCAATGAAAACGAAAAATTCGTTATTTTAGTAGCCATTCGAGTAGATTTATATCTTTCGTTATTGTAAATAACGAAATAACCGCTTTTATCCTCAGAGTATTTAATAGGGGCACAATAGCCAAAAGCTTTATGTGTTGTGCCCAAAAGAATTTTCTGAGCTTGTTTTTCAGCTAACATTATTTTATTGTTGGCTGATTCATTTTCATCATTGTAAATCTTTTCTATTTCTATATATTGGCAAAATACGCCATCTATATTTGCAAGAATTTCTTTACAAATAGTAATAACCAATTCTTTATCTTTAGCCAAAGCGACTAAAGACGGGATAACATCTTTTGAAACTTCAATATTGTTTTCTTTGATAATATCCATAACATCTTTTTTGCTATTAAACAATCTGCACCAAGATTTTATCGCACCCGTCAAAGTTTCAGACTCCGACTTTTTCACTGCATTTTGTACTCGATTCAAATCTTTTGCTTTCATATTAAATCGCCCTTGCCCTAGGGACTTATATAGGCACCTAGCACGCCTTGTTTGTTAATATTGTTATCTCACATTGCAAATATAATATATGTTTTATTTCCAAA